CGTTAGGACCATCTAGGTTAGGAGTTGTGTCTCCTCTTTGTAGAGTTAATGAACTCATGTTACATGTTTCTTTAGGTTTACTCCATGGCTTATACCATGGTGGCGGTGGTGTTTTACATTTCAATACTTTAGCTTTAGCTTTCTCCCAAGTCTTTATAGGTATAACATCGCTACACATATGACCGATAGTAGAGTTAGGAAGTAGCATAAATCCCTTCTGTTGCAACTCTGCACACTTAAGGACTCTAACTAATTCATAATCTAATCTCATCTTTTCTTCTTGTCTAGCTGCTATACTACGACACCTATTTAAACCTTCACGATCTAAAGGTATCATAAAGTTGATTTGACCTCCCCAGTTTTCAGCAACAGTATAGCTCTGTTGAGCCATAACGTCGTCATAAGGAGTTGTATGATTCCCCATATAGAATGGAGAGAATGTCATTGTAGCTCCATTGCAGCTAATGTTAGGTCCGTAGTGCTGTCTTGACGGTGCTCCATTATTCTGGAATTGCACCGCCTGATTAGTTACATTACCTGTCGCAGCTGCAACTGGATTAGCTACATTATCTGTTTCAGCTCTAACTGGAGCTATTGAGAGAAGACTGACAAGGATACCGTAGTAGAAGTAGTGTCGATTTCTCTGTCTATTTCTGTTACTGACAGTACCTGACTCGCTGCTCTGGTTACCACTTCTAACTCGAAGGGATCTCCAGCTGTGTGTAAAGTGAATATTGAATCTGAATCGGCTATACCTCCTGATGAGGCTGATGTATGGGTTATGTTTTCCCCAGTCCATTTGTTTAATGCAGACCCATAGGTTGTCGTAGTTATTTCTTCTACGATCTCTTGAGTCGTTGTCGTTGTACTGTTCATCGACCCCTGAGTAAAATTGGGGGTCACTAATTCTGCTCTCGCTACCGTGGGTGATGCCAGTAATAAGAGTACTAGCCATTTTTTCATGTCTTTGGTTTGTCCTTCTTATTATTATTACCGTTACCAGTAGTCAAGCCAAATGTTGCAAGTGCTCCAGTAAAGATACTGGCAGGGAAAGTTATGTCTCCACCTGGGCTTTTCTTGATCATTGGTATTTCTACATAGTTCAATGTAATAATAAAGCCACTCCAAACAACAACACCAAGTCTAACAAATGTACCTAATATTTGTATTTGGTGTTCTTGGTCTTCTGCAGCATCTTTTAATTTTCCGAAGAATCCTTTTTCTTCTTTTGCTGTTGCTTCCATTTATCAATTTTACCTTGTAGGAATTTCTGTAATTTCTTTTTTATTTGATCAAAGAGAGGTGTAGCTAGGGTGGTTGTTGCTACAGCTGCTACCGCTGCATAGGTAGCAGTTGCTACTACTTCTGCAGTTGGTAAAGGCATCTGTATATCTAATACAGGTAACTGTACTTTAGGTGGAGGAGGTGGTTCTTCTGTAGTCTCTTTCTCTACCCCTTCAGGAGCCTCCAGATCACTCGGAGGGATCACCATAGGCTTATACCCTGGAATTCGAGCTGTAGGTGGTTTAAACTCGATTTCCATCGTAGGTAGAGCTTTAGGAACCTTGGGTAGATTTACATCCACTATAGAGCTGCTATCTTGGATTTACCAGAAGTAACTGCTGCATCTATTGCAGTGAAATTCTCACTACCCCATATAGAAGTAGTACCATCTTCTTTCTTATATGCTTTGATAATTTCAAGATGATCTACGTTACGTTGTAGTTCATCTTTCCATTCAGCATCTGTTTGACCAGTAGCTTTATTACCATTGATAACTGTTACGCTATCTCCAGCATTAGTAAAAATTTCTGCTACTTCATCACTCGTCCGTTCCGCCATGTGGATCAACCTCCTGTAGTTCTTGTAATGTTTTTAATGCTCCCTGTAGTTCAGTGAAGCGTTGAAGAGCAGCGTTTTTTTGCTCTCCTAGTTTATTATGTTCGTCAGCTACTTGTTGTAGTTCAGCTTTTACTTCTTCGATCTTTTCTAATACGTGTGTCATTAGGATGGTTTATTTGCTATTAAGAATGCTTTATAGTCTGCTTTGACTTGTGTAGTCCACGCAGCATTACATATTGCTTGTACGTCTGCATCTTCTCCACTGATGTCTGTATCAACTAGGTTATCACTTGCATCAAGTGTTCCTGGTGTCAATACTTTTCTATGAAAGGAACGGGTAAGTTCCACACCATCTTTTTTAATGATTGTTGCGTTTCTTACCTGTATGTTCCATTTATTGACGACCTCTATTTTGTCGTTTTCTTGTGTTTCTGTTAATGCCATAATTTAAGCTATCGGATATGTTACCATAAAGTATATTTCGTGACTGGTATTTAATTCATTATGTCTAAGTTGATGGAAACCACCTGAATGAGAAGCATAGAATCTAATTTGACCAGATGAAGTAGTATCTACATAAGGTTGCCAAGGTTTTTCTTCGCTAATATAAGAAGCCATTACTCCTCCAGCGACACCAGCCCAACCACTTAGAACACCAAAAGGTAGGCTTTGAACTTTAACCATATCATTTGTACTTGTATCACTCATTGCCTTGACATTTCCCCAAACTGTACATTGATGACCAATTAATCTATAGTAACAGTGAGAAGTAGTGCAAGTTCCGTTGTGAAGAGTAGGGGTCCATGTACCATCTTCATAATCCGTAAGCCGATTAGCATCAGCCGTATCAGAACCGAACATAATACCGCCTTGTGCTCTTACACCATTACCTAAAGTTTCAAAAACCTTACTATTATTATGATAGAGTTCTACATTCCCGTCACCATTACATTCAATACTAGTTTCCCAACTTCCACTATTTTTATTCATCCATCGGCTTCTAGATGCATCTTCTGAAGCAGAGAATTTCCATCGATCAGCATTATCATCACCTTGATCGGCATATAAATAAATCTCGCAATCACCACCTTCATCACCATGTATTTCTATACCAGTTAAAGATGTAGCTAGTCTCTTACTGTTGTTGTGATAGAGTTCTACGGTTCCGTTAGGTACGCATGAAATTGCTTTCTCATCTGTATTTACTCTTAGTATTAAAGAACCAGTTAGATTATCTATTCTAGAAGCAGATCCATCATGGTAGATTTTTAGATCATCTCCATCTCCTAGTTGGATAACACCGTTATCAGAGATGTCAATATCATTAGAAATATTTAAGTCATACCAACGATAAGAACTAGATCCTAAACTTGCTCCACCATTAGAGGAAGGTCTCCATCCACTAGAAACATATCCAGTTCCTGTGACAGTAACGCCATCCGAAGTTGTCTCAAGTTTCTTAGAGTTATCATAGTATAAATTTACAGCTCCATCAGCGACACATGTAAGTTGATAATCACTACCAGCAGTAAAGCCTTGTGTTCCAGTACTTTTTATCCAATTATTAACAGTACCTGAAATCACATTATTTGACCCATCATGGTAAATCTCTAAATCATTTCCTGTACCCAAGCGGATCTTCTCATTATCAATGAGGTCGATAGGAGTCTTTAAACCCCTATCGTCTATTTTTGTTAATGCCATAGTTTAATTAGCCTCCAATGCTTTTACTTTTGCTGACAGTTCTTTTACAGCATTAACTAATGCCCATAGGATAGGATCTGTATTAACAGTCTTTGCTCCCTTATCACTTACTTCTATACATTTAGGAATAACTGCTTCTACTTCTTGTGCTATAACTCCAGTATGAACTCCTTCGTTACCTTTACCAATAACTACTTGATGTGGTCCTTTTGCTAATGGAAACTCAGACATATTAATTTCGTCTTCTGTTCTATACTCAAAGTCAGTTACTCTTAATTTATCTATTTCAGTAAGTCCTATAGTATTATCAGTGATGTTCTTTTTAAGTCTTCTATCAGAAGTTGTTGACCAAGAAGAACTATTATCTCCTTGATAACAGTTACCAGAACCATTACCATAAATCCAAGTTGAAGCATTACCAGCAGCAGTAGCTCCTCTAGCAATGTATAGCATATTAGAGTCAGTTGTTACCTGATCTTTACCAGCGTTATCACCAAGCATTACATTATAACTACCTGTTGAAATAGTATGACCAGCACCAACACCAAGACATTGATTATGCGAGCCTGTCGTAAGATCGTGTAAACCAAGCCTACCAAATGCTGAATTATAAGTACCTGTCTC